AGTATTGGTTATAACGGTATGCCCAGTGGCTGGAGTAATGAGTGTGAAGATTTACTGCTACCGGATTGGGCAAAAAGTGTGGACGATATTACTCCAGCTGACCGGGATACTTATGTACGCTATAAAACCAAACCAGAAGTATTGCATGCGGAAACAAATGCTATCGCTAAGATGGCCCGTAGTTCGGAGAGTTGTGAGGGGGCCGCATTATTTTGTACACACTTGCCCTGCATGGATTGTGCTAAACTGATTTATCAGAGCGGCATCACAGAAGTCTACTATAAGGTGGAATATCATGCATCTAAGGGAACTGGTAAGAATTTTTTAATTAGCAGTGGAATCAAAATAGGGAAAATTCAATAACTAAATGTTTAACGTGAGATACACTTATGACTATGCATTTATTAAGAGGCGCGTCCTCGTTAAATACTCGTAAGTCTAGATCTAGGCTTACAAAAACAAAAGTTCAAGAACTTGAACTTGCATGGCGCAAGCACAATAAAGATATGAAACTCTCAAACAATCGTACCCTTTGCTTCAATACACTCGATGACTATATCGACTATTGCTTCGGCAAAACAAAATCACAAAAGGAGTTTAAGCCTTATGCCCCACAAACAAACACAGCGCGTCGTCAGACGCCTAACTACCCTTCAGCAAGCATCTCGCCGGCGGCAACAACAACTCAGTCCTCAACCGCAAGAAAAGAATCGCAAAGATACACAGGAACACTCGTCAAAGGAATAAGCACAATGCACAAATCCAATGCCGTGCCGATTATTAGTAGACAAGAAGCAATAGATCACGCCAAGATGAGTCGATAGTCTTATTCATTTTTGTTATAAAAATATATTTCCTTATAACAAAATAATCTAAACAATAATTTCTTATTAATCAATCACTTAGATACAATCTTCCTAAGTGATTGATTTCATTACCAAAAAATAATTGAAAAAATGGTTGACATTTGCTTTAAAATGGTATATAATTACTCCATAAAATGACAAAACAACTGAGGAATTGATTATGTTTAGGATCCCAAGTTTTTATGTAGTGGATATGTCGTATGAGAACGCTGTTTCAATTATGACTAGTCGTGGTCGTGGTGATCTGCTCGAAGGTATGGAAGCAATGAATCGCATGTGGACTGAGTATTGTGCTTCACCTGATCAGGACGACGACGAGTTGTTTAACAACTACTCTTACGAATTCAGTGCCTACAATGTTGTCTACGAAGGTATGTCTGCATTGTTTGCTCCTGCGGAGGTCGAAGTTTAATGGCTTATTATACTCACACAGTGGCGCCGATTGGTTGTTTCACAGAGAAAGATGTAGGCAACTACTTCGAATATAGCGTTAACGATACTGGTTTATTCCCTGAGTATCCACACAAGGTGTGGGTCGGAAATACTTTGTGTGGTGATCAAGGATTTCGATTTGCTAAAGTCAAGAAGACTGTTGCTTATATTCTAACCGATGAACAAACACTTGAAAGATGGTTTCTAAAATCAAATGTGGAGTATGTAGTATGATAATTTTTGAAGGTGATTTTGTACGTCTGACTGGAAATCAGGAATGGCTGGAAGTTGTGGATATTGTGGACAGCATGAATATTCAGCTTAGCAATGGGCTTTATGTAAAAGCAACCGAGCGATCTATTGGTCAGGTACTGAGTGCAAGTGAGTTTCTTGAAGAGGGAGTAGTGTAATGTACAAGATTGTTCGATTTCGTTTTAATGGGCCCAATCGGGTAATTAAACGTGGTCTGACCTTGGAACAAGCGCAAGAACATTGCCGCAGAGAGAGTACTCGAGGCGACAATTGGTTCGACGGCTATGAGGAGTGCTTAACCTAATGGATATGATAAACGAACGAGAATTTTTAAAGATGCTTGAGAGCCATGATTGGTATTATGAGCACAGTGACGATCATTCTCAGTGGACCAAGGGTCGCCAACAGCGTGCTGCTATCATGATGGCAATTCAAGCTGACGAAACTCTTCGACCTTTATACGATAAATTCCAAAAGTAAAATAACTGAGCAAATTGATAAATATCTCTATTATAGTTGATAGAGGTATGTCATGGTTATTGCAGGGGTGGACTATAGTTTAACTAGTCCAGCCATTTGTATTCATAATGGCAAAGAGTGGAGTTACAATAATTGTACATTTTACTATTTGGTAAACAAAGAAAAGCATTTAAAAAATGAGGATAAAAAATATGTACCAACGCTTTATCCTTCTTATAGAGAAGATGTTGAGAGATTTCACTTGTTATCTGAGTGGTCAGTGGGAAATATACTTGGCGATGGTGCTAGTTCTGTTGCATTAGAAGGTTACGCTTTTGGTGCTGTCGGTAGAGTATTTCAAATTGCTGAGAATGGTGGTCTGTTAAAGTTCAAACTGTGGAAAGCAGATATTTCTATTCGTAACTTTCCTCCTACCATGATTAAGAAGTTTGCTACTGGTAAAGGAACCGCGAATAAAGAAATGATGATCGAAGCTTTTGAAGCCGAAACAGGTGTTGACATTCGTGAAAAATGTGGTATAGTAACAAAACAATGGAATCCTATTAGTGATATCGTTGATGCTTACTATATTGCTAAATATGGATTCTGTAATACGGAGGAAAATAAATGATAGTGATATTTAACGGACCTCCAGGGTCAGGTAAAGATGAGGCTGCGGCATATTTCAAAGAAAACTTTGAGTTTAAAAAACTGAGTTTTAAAGATCAGTTATTCAAACAAACCATGAAACACTTTGGTGTTGATTCAGAATGGTTTCTCGAAGGATATGACAATAGGGAAATTAAAGAAAAGCCAGAATACGCACTAAATAATATGTCTCGCCGTGAAGCAATGATTTTTGTTTCAGAAGAGGTTATCAAGCCAACTAAAGGCAAAGCATATTTTGGTGAACAAGTATCTTCAGAAATTGAAGATGGATATAATTATGCGATTGCAGATGGAGGGTTCGTCGAAGAAATCAATCCTCTAATCGAGCGTGTCGGCGCGAATAATATTATCATCGTACAACTTACACGATTTGGTCGTGACTATTCTTCAGATTCGCGTCGTTATCTCAATGGTAATCTAATCAAAGAGTACGCTATCAACGACACGACACTTATCGACAATCAGTATGTACTATCTGAAGAATTAAACATCAACACATATCGTATACATAATAATGGATCAATTCGAAATTTTCATAATGTGCTAAGTGAATTGCATAACGAGCTAAAAAATGAGTATACTAGCCAACAAGCTGAATAATATTTCAGTACCAAATGTTATCAATCTTAAAGAGTGTTTAGACCGTAGAGAATACACTATTGCCGAGTTCGCAAAGCTCGGCATTAGTACTGTTAAGATGCATTCTTACGACAGATATGAAAACAACCCCATACCATTCACAGGTGATCCAGAGTTAATAGCTACGATTACTAAGGGGGTCACATCATCGCATCTATTAACGATTAAAAAGTGGTATGAAGACACTGACGAGGAATGGGGAATATTCTTCGAGGATGATGTTGACTTTGCACCGGTAGAACATTGGAACTTTACTCTTCCAGAATTTGTAAGCCGGTGCGGAGACGAATGGGGTGCCTTACATTTGTGTAATGTATTCGAGTATCCGTATGATGTGAATAACAAATATCCTGCAATGGTTCCACGCCGAAGACAAATGTGGGATCATGGATTGCAATGCTATGTACTTAAAAGATGGTATGCTAAAAAAATTATAGACTATTATTTTGACGATTGGCAAGTTGAAGGTAGCATACATATAAGAATGCCATTGGGTTCGCCACCTTCTTTTGAAAACAACGTACTTCATGGGTTTGGTCTTGTGATTTCGTTTCCTTTATTCAATCAAAATGTTACTGACTTCAGATCAAAGAATATATACTATTATAATAAACAGGCACAGTCTGCGATTTATTCATACGAATTTTTAAAAGATTGGTGGGAAAAGAAAGGAAGCACAATGAGCCTAGAAGAAATTTTTAATAATAAACGTGAAAGCAATAAAACTTATGGAGTGTTGGAATTATGAGTTGTGTTTATAAAGGTGAAGTAATTGAATCTGAACTGTCTGTGAACTCGAAAGGCGGTACTGAAATGATGAGACAAAGACTTCTTGATAATGTCAGTAAAGAAGCTCTGTCGAAGGTTGCTGTTCATTTATCTCGTCCTCGTGAATTATATACTGATGTGCCAAATATTCTTTGGTGTCATGATCTTGCTGAAGATCCCGAAAATAAAGTTCTACGAGATGGCGGTTGGGGAAAATTTGATCATTTTGTGTTTGTATCTAATTGGCAACGTGATCAATACATTATTCGATTTGGTATCCCTTATTCGAAATGCTCTGTGATCTATAATGCAGTTGAAAAGCAATATTCTCCAAAAGAAAAAGACATGTCGACTATTCGCTTTGTTTATCATACCACGCCACATCGTGGGCTTGAATTATTGGTTCCTGTCTTTGATGCACTAAGCAAAGAGTTCAGCAACATTCATCTTGATGTGTATTCTTCCTTTAGCATTTACGGGTGGGGAAGTCGTGATGATTCTTACTCTGGTCTATTTAAAAATATTGATGCGCATCCAAATATGACCTATCACGGTGCAAAGAGTAACGAAGAAGTTCTAGAAGCGCTTGATCGTTCTCACATTTTTCTATACCCAAATATTTGGAAAGAAACGTCGTGTATTGCTTTGATAGAAGCCATTAAGAGTCAAATGTTGTGTATTCACCCTAATTATGGCGCGCTGCCCGAGACTGGTTGTAATGCAACTATTATGTACGACTTCAATGAAGATCCACAAACACATGCAAATTATGTATTTGCAGTAGCAAAACAAGTACTTCAGACCATGAGTAATGATCCAAATTATTTTCATGGATTCACTTACTCTGATCGTTTTAACTTGGCGCGAAACAACATTCAATCATTCACCACTATGTGGAACTCGGTTCTAGCAAGGTTTGTATAATGACAAAAGAAACCAATAATGTAATAGAATTTCCTAGATTTTTTGATAGTCCTCCCATGTCTCCGGAGGATGTACAAGAAAAGTTGATTAAATACAAGGAAAGTTATTCAACCGAACTTGCTGAAATTATTTGGGAAAATGTTCTAGGAGAAATGGCAAGAGCAGGTTGCCAATTTGATGAAGACATTAATCTATACTTTCCTAGTATGCTTTTAGTGTTTGAGGCTATCAAATCTCTTCATTTACAAACGATGGGGGTTGAACATCCTCTTCAGGAATTTGCAATCGAAAACACACTTGTTGTTGAAGCAGATGGTGAACATGCAATTGGTGGTTTTAAAATAAAAGATGAAAAAATGGTTGACATTGACGACGAAATGGATTAAAATACACACTCAATTGATTTTTTTTGGAAGAACAGAATGGCAATTTTAGTAGACTATAATCAGGTAATGTTGGCATCGTTATTTGCTGGCATTGGTAATCATACTGACATGGAAGTTGATGAAAATTTACTTCGGCACATGTTTTTAAACTCACTGCGTTTCAATCGTAAAAAGTTTTATAAGGAATATGGTGAAATTGTCTTGTGCATTGATAATAAAGATGTATGGCGCCGGGATTACTTTCCATATTACAAAGCAAATCGTCGAAAGTCGCGAGACGAGTCTGAACTTGATTGGAATAAGTTATTTGAGATAATTCACAGAATTCGCGGTGAAATTGCAGAATTCTTCCCATACAAAGTCGTTTCAGTTGAGCGGTGTGAAGCTGATGATGTTATTGCAACAGTAATTCACGAGTATGGGTCCGAACTTAACATAGGTTCCGAAAAGTTTTTGATTCTTTCGGGTGACAAAGACTTTATCCAGTTACAGATATATGCAAATGTAGATCAATATAACCCAGTTCGTAAACAATGGGTTAGAAATGCAAGTCCAAATAAATATCTACAAGAACACGTGCTTAAAGGTGACGTTGGTGATGGGGTACCGAATATTCTTTCACCTGATAATTGTTTAGCTATAGGTGAAAGACAAAGGCCTATGACTGCAAAGCGTATCACCTCTTTTGTCACTGAACCTGAAAAAATGGACGAGGAAACCCGTCTTCGATATAATCGAAACAAAAAAATGATTGACTTGTCTCAAATTCCACAAGAGCTTAAAGACCAAATCCTCGAGGAATATAACAAAGATAAAGAGATTGGTAGAGAACATCTCTTCAATTTCTTTGTTAAGAAAAAACTTAAGAACTTGATTACTGACATACAGGATTTTTAATATGATTAAGCTATCAATTGCTGACGTAATTAATAAAGCAGCAGAAATGAAAAGTAAGAATGAAAAAATAGAATGGCTCAGAAAAAATGATGCTGTTCCATTGCGTACCGTGCTTCGACTTGTTTATGACACCAATGTAGAATTTTTGATACCAGATACACCACCACCCTGGAAAAAGAATTCATTACCTGATACCGATACGATGCTTTATAGAGAGGCTCGTAGACTTCGTATTTTTGTTAAAGGCGGTGGCTACGATAATCTTAGTCAAGTTAAGAGAGAATCATTGTTCATTAGCTTGTTAGAAGACATCAACAACGACGATGCCGAGCTTTTAGCAAAAAATATGATTTCTCATACACCTGTCAAAGGTCTGACCAAAAAGACACTGGAAGAGGTATTTCCAGATCTTTTTACATCTCCAATTAAGTTGATTTAAAGGAAGTAAGATTCAAATGGCTAAGCGTTTTAAGAGTTTTCGTGATAATACTTTTGATGATTGGGAGGACATTCGTAAAGAAGACCGTAGAAAAGAAAAACAAAAAGGCAAACGGCGCAATAAAAGACACGATCGCATTGACGAAAAGCTTCAAAACTTTAAAGATTTCAAAAATGATCGTGAAATTTAGGTTGACATTTTAAAAACATTATGATATAATAGTCTAGTAAATTGGACTACTAAGGACAAAAATGAAAGAAAAAGTGATTTTGGTCGATTGTGACGGCGTTCTACTAGATTGGGGTTATTCATTCAATCGGTGGATGGACCGTCACGGCTACGAAGAAGTCTGTACTGACACTTATAGTATAGACGTAAGATATGGAATAGAAAAAAGTGAAGGGAAAAAACTTGTTCGTATGTTTAATGAATCTGCTTCTATTCGAAAGCTCCCACCTTATCTTGACGCAATTAAGTATGTCAAGAAATTACACCAGGATCATGGTTACATATTTCACGCAATTACATCATTAAGCAATGACGATTATGCTCAACACCTCCGTACTAAAAATCTGATTGAGCTTTTTGGTCCTACTGTTTTTGAGCGTTATGTCTATCTTGATACAGGTGCAGATAAGGATGAAGCTCTTCTGAAATACAAAGATACTGGTTGTATCTGGGTGGAGGATAAGCCGGAGAACGCCGATGTTGGTTTTGAAATGGGTCTTGATAGTATTTTGATGTGCCATTCTCACAACCTTGATTATAAAGGTGAAGCATTACGAGTAAATAATTGGAAGGAAATTTACAAATACATCGTCGGATGATTATAAATAAATCTAAGAACAACGAGACAACTGATGCCAACATACACCTTTAGAGATAAAGATACACAAGAAACCTTCGATAGGATCATGTCCTATGTGCAGAAGGTTGAATTCCTCGAAGAAAATCCTCATTTAGAATCTATAATAACCTCAGCACCGGGGATCGGTGATCCGGTGCGTCTTGGTCTGAGAAAACCAGACCAAGGTTTTCGTGATGTGTTAAAAACAATGAAGGCCAATAAGGCTTACTCAAACAACAAGATCAACGATTTCTAATAAGGCATGAAATCCTTGGTTTTGATTACGGAGGTTTTATATGTCGAGACAACGTCGTCTGTCGGTACGAGAAAAAAGAAGAAATGATAGTGAGAAGTCAAATGGGATGCTAAATTCCAAATTCAGTATGAGACAAATCAAACCGATCACATCTACTCAGGAGGAAATGTTTTACAACTATCAAAATTCATATAATATTGCTGCAATCGGGACTGCAGGAACAGGTAAGACTATGTGTGCTCTTTATTTGGCACTTCAGGATGTCTTACTCAGTTCTAATTATGACCAAATAGTTATTGTTCGTTCTGCAGTACAGACAAGAGAACAGGGCTTTATGCCAGGATCTCAGGCTCAAAAGGAAGCGGTTTATGCAGTGCCTTACTCTGATATTGTATGTGATTTGTTTGGACGTGGAGATGCATGGGAAATTCTCAAGCAAAAACGCCAAGTTAAATTCATGACCTCATCTTTTGTTCGCGGATTGACGTTTGACAATTCAATTATAGTAGCCGATGAATGCCAAAGTATGACTTATCACGAACTCGATAGTATTATTACTCGAGTCGGTGAATCTTCAAAGATTGTATTCTGTGGAGATACAAAACAAGATGATTTGGCAGGTTCAAAAAACCGAAATGACGTGTCCGGTTTGGCAAACTTTTTGAAAGTATTAAATCGTATTCCTTCATTCAAGGTGGTAAATTTTGGAGTTGAGGATATTGTTCGTTCGGGTCTTGTAAAGGAATATATAATTGCAAAAGAAATGTTTGAAACTAAAAATGTTTCTACACAATTACATTATCCTATAGCATCATAAACAAAGAAAAATGCTGCCTTTCGTCTATGATGAAAGGCAGCTTATTTTTGGAGATATATCATGACAAAATATGCAGTTAAAGTCCCTATAGGTCAAGAAGAAGACGATATGTTATTTGTAACTGAAGGAGATACGAAATTTAAATTACGTATTAAAACCTTTAATAATATTTCAGAAGCATATAAACACGCTCATGCCTGGGGCCCAAATTCTCTTGTCGTTGAACTTGATGATGATTACGAGATTGTCCTATGATGGACGTATTAAAGAATGGCAATACAACAGAAGAGAGTGTATTATGAGCATCCAAGAAATCCAAGATTATAAACTCAATTGGTTAAGGAAAAAAAGCTTTCAAGTTAAAGGTAAGGTTTCTGAGCTTGAGGAACGTTCTGAGTGGCTTAAGTTAAATCTTGACGAGCGAGTTTGGGAAGTTTCAGTAAATTACAAATTGGGTACATGTGCCTATTATTTTGAAAGTCCACAAGGTGCCGAAAAATATCGCGAACAATTCTTAGGAGATTCACGTACTACAGACCTCGGCGAATAACAAGGAAACTATATCATGGCTTTTACCCATTTTGATCATAAGATTGATCTTCCGCAATTAACTAGAAAAACAACAGAATCAGGCCGAAAATATTTTACACCGTCAGGAGACGCATATCCTTCTGTAACCACCGTTCTCGGAATTCTTGGTAAAAAAGAACTTATGGAATGGCGCAAGCGTGTAGGTGAAGAAGAGGCAAATAAAATTTCTCGTCAGGCGTCAGGTCGAGGCACTGCCGTTCATAAGCTTTGTGAAGATTATCTTGACAATAAAGAAGACTATTCTAAAAAGCACATGCCGGTAAATATCCACATGTTTAATACAATGAAGCCACTACTCGACAAAAAAATAAATAATGTGTGGTTCCAAGAATCTTTTCTCTATAGTAACGAACTTAAAACAGGCGGCCAGGTCGACTGTATTGCTGAATTCGAAGGTGAACTTTCGGTAATTGATTTTAAAACCTCGCGAAGAGTTAAAAAAGCAGATGATATCTTGGGTTACTTTATGCAAGTATCTTTTTATGCAAAAGCCTTTGAAGAAATGACAGGGACACCGATTCGTAAAGGTGTTATATTAATAGGTGTTGATGATTCAGAACCACAAATCTTTGTAATAGACCCAGATGATTATGTGGATCATTTCAAAGCCGTTAGGGAAACGTATTCAAAATTATATGAAAAAGACACGCTACATAATAATTGATAATAGTATGGGTGTATTCTTAGGGACATATAGAGGTTCTGAATTTGGTGCTGACGATGGGAGAGTATATGTCTGCTTTGCTGCTAATAACCCATTCGGTTTAACTAATGCTTGTTCTTTCAAAACTGAAAATTCAGCCAAATATTTTATCAATGATACTTTTTCTCAGCATAAAAAAAGTGATCTTAAAACAGTACCAGTTGAAACAAATTCAGAATTTCCAACTGTCATTGATATTATCAAATCAGGCTATGTGAGTTCAACTCATGATATGATAGATATGATGTTCCCAACAGAAAATATGACTATCCATTAAAGTGCTTTTTCAGAAATGATTATGAATGATAAAAAACTTGTAAACGATGCTCTAATGCTTGCTATCACGGCTCATGGAAACCAGCGCCGTAAATATACTGGTGATCCCTATGTGGTCCATCCAATTCATGTATCTAAAATAGTAGAAATAGTTGTGCACACACCAGAAATGGTTGCAGCTGCACTTCTACACGATGTAGTAGAAGATACTAATGTTACTCTTAAACAGATCGAGAGTCAGTTTGGTTCAGTTGTAGCCGAGTATGTTCACTACTGTACTAATATGTCCGAAAAGAAAGATGGTAATCGCACATTTCGTAAAAAAATGGATGCTGACCACTTTGCGCTCGGCTCCGCAGAATCTCAAACCATCAAAATAGCTGACTTGATCTCAAATGCCGAGAGTATAGTCGCGCACGATCGAAAATTCTTCCATACTGCATTCAAGCATGAAAAAAAGTACATGCTGAGTGTTCTCACCAAGGCAGACCCCACTCTTCTCAAAATTGCTGAAACGTTTCTTGAAAACCACTGGGAACAGGTCATATAACTTTTTGATATAATGCAATCTTTTGTTATAACAAAATAATCTAAACAATAATTTCTTATTAATCAATCACTTAGCAAGATTGAATATAAGTTATTGATTTTATTACTAAAAAATAATTAAAAAAGTTATTGACATTTGCTTTAAAATGGATTATAATTACTCCATAAAATGACAAAACAACTAAGGAATTGATTATGAATGATTTGATTGCGAAATACGAAGAACAGAAACTTACTCTGTTTATTAACAAAGAGCGGTTAGTAGCTCGTTGTGAGCGCCCTGCTCCTCGTGCTCTGCTTGGTGTCAAGACTGTGTTTAACTACCGCTTTCGATCTGTCGAGCGCATGATGCAGTATGTTGAAAAGTTCATTGAAGATCGTATTGAATCTGAAAAGCTTCGAGAAGAACGTAAGTTCGAACAGAAACTTCAATCTATCCAACTTGCCCACGCTGTCAAGGTCGGTGACCTATTTGTTGACTCTTGGGGTTATGAACAGACTCAAGTTGATCTCTACCAAGTCGTTGCGAAGCCTTCTGCAAAAACTGTGATTGTTCGTCCGATTGCGTGTGAGACTGTCGAAGGTTCTGAAGGTCGTGACTGTCGCTATGTTCGTGCGGTTCCTAATGCCTTCATCGGTGAAGAAATCAAGAAGCGACTCGACAACTACGGTGGCTTCAAAACTTATTCTTACTCTTCTGCTCGTCCTACTACTACCGAATCAAAACACTATAACTCTTGGTATAATTAAGAAATTAAATTAAAAAAATGGTTGACATTTGCTTTTAAATGATATATAATGTCTACATCAAATAGGGAAAGGGTGTAAAATATGAAATTTTCGATCTATCAAGCAAATATATCGCGGGAAGTAATGAATCATATTAACCAAGTAGGTTGGGGTGGTGACTTCGGCGAATATGAAATGGAAGCTCGAATTCTCAGTGACGTTAAGTTTAACGGCGGATCATCAAAGTTCGTCCCTGAGATGAGTGGATGCTACTACATCGTTGCTAGTATTAACGCTCGAGATCTTGATGATGTATTTGAGGCTGGTAACATTCAACGAGATCGCTTAAATATGATTGCCGATGGAATGCATTCGATTTCAGTTGGCGATATCATCGAACGCCACGATACCGGTGATTGTTTCATGGTCGATCCATGCGGATTTACTAAAGTCGACTTTTTAGAGGCATTGAAATGGAAAAACTAGCTGAATATGTGGCCATTGCTGCAGCAACCGCTTTATTCGTGGGTAGCTTTGGATACGCCATCAATTCGGGATCCTTGATGCCAGACGTATACGTAAGTCATTCCTCTGGTGTTTGTGTTAAGGTAGTCAACTATGATGAACGTTTTGAGTACACGTGTGAGAACTACCCATCTAAGTACAACCACATATGGATTCAGTAAAAAATTTGAAATTAAATGAAAAAATGGTTGACATTTGCTTTAAAATGGTATATAATACTCTCATAAATTAATGAAAGGGGATTTGAAAAGTATGATTACTATGTTACCAGCATACAACGGAGACCGCTGTGTCATCACTGGCAAGCCGATGATCAACGCTGTTGGTTTCTTTGCTCGTGGTGCCACTGGACGAGTGTGTCTTGTCCTGACAGGCGAGTTGCGTGACGGCGATGAGATATCTACTCTGAGTGAGAT